CGGCACCCTTTACGCCACCAGCAATAGCACCCGCAACCTCTGGGGCAGCGCCTAATATGTCAGCAGTGAAATCAGCAAGAGAAGCGCCCTGCTCGTCAACTCTCCTCCACTTCCCTTGGGTTTCGTCCTCATCTCTATATAAAAACTGAACGTCTCCTGCAATGTCTACACCGCGTAAGTTCTCTTTCCCGTAGGTATCTTCTAAGTGCTTAATCTTGTCCTGCTGGGTTGGCTGGAAGGACAGTTTGGTTCTCCCCCATACGCCCATTCCGCGATCAGAGTCCAGATCCGAGGGCTTAATGCCCAATGCCTGTGCGGTGCTTTTAGCTATTGCTTGCTTACGTTCATCTCCCCCTAAAGCCTCAAAGCCCAACTTCAGGGCATCTTGGCCTTGTTTTTGGTAGGTTGGGTGCTGTCTAATGGCCTCAGAAATAACTTCTACGTCTTCCGTCTTGCCTGCGCTGTGGGCCTTCACAAGCCCTTCCTTTAGTTGGTATAATGTAGCCATATTATTGATTCGCTAATATATCGTCTGCGGCGGTCAAAACATCAATATCCCCCTTTATTGGTGACTGATCTTTCTCGCCTTCCAAGCCCGAAAGCATAATTTTTTCTGGGTCTTGGCCCGTATATCCCTGGAGCGTTCCATTCGATTTAAGATATGCAAGTTGTTGGTTTTTAGCTTCTTGCGCACTTTTTAGCCTCGATGCGTAATCTTTAAGTCGCTGGGAGTTTTGCTTTTCGTCAAGCTTTGGGTTGTAAGAAGCTTCTACGAAACGTTGGCCCTCTCGCTCTGTGAACTGAGCCCCGAGCGTTTCCCTTAATGACTGAAAAACAACCCCCCGGACGCGATCGAGCGCATCTTGTCCAGTTGGGTTGACAATAGCTCTCGCCCAATCTTGAGCAAACGGAAGCGAATCAACCCACCCTCTTGTGTTAATTTGACCGGAATCCAATCCGTCTACAATTTGATCAAGCGCCTCTATGTTGGCCTGAGTATTTGCGCGACCACTTATTTCCCATTGCGCCAGCTCTGCGCCAAACTTCTTATCCCTAGCTTTATCTGCCTCAGTCAAGCCAATTTCATCACCCTTTTGTTCAATTGATGAAAGTATTTTTGCGGTTTCAGCTTCGGTTTTTTTGATATCTGCTTGCTCTTGCGGGTTCATCTCAGGTCTAATCGTGCCCCCTCCAGCTTGATTACCCATCTGTCTAGCTAGTGCAACTTGTGCGCTACCGCCAATCCCCCGCTCTCTCAGAATATTGCGCCTATCGCCCTGCGTCATACCGTTTGCATCCCTGATTGACAATCCTCGGCTGTCTGGGCCTCTAGGCTCAGATAGGCTACCCATTCTGCTTTGTCTTTCTGCTGACAGTTGGTTGAATTGCTCGGGTGTCAACGTTTCCCCTCGACCAGCTAATTGCCTTTCAGCTACAAGCCCAGCCTCTGGGATTGCCGCACCACTTAGAAACTGAGCTAAAGGTGTTCCACCCACAGTAGTTAATCCACTGCCACCCGTTGAGGTTCGCTGAGGAATTGGTTCTGGAGCCGTAAGGGCCTGTAAGTTCTGAGCTGAATCTAGTGAGCCGCCCTGCATTTCAATTCCAGCCGCCAAGGGGTTTGTGTAACCGCCTTGCATTCCAAACTGAACGGGAGCTGCCTGATCTTGTGCGCCACCTAAAGCTTGAGGCTGAGACAATTGTTGCGCCTGCGGGGTAGGAGTGTTAGAAACTTCTGGTGCCACTTGCGGGGTATTTCCTAGCATTGGAACAGGTGTCGCTGTTGGGCTGGCAGCCATGTTATTAGGGCCTAGCATTCTGCCGGTCTTTTCGCCATCTGCGGTCAAGCCAGTTCCATAAATCTCATTGCCGACAAATTCGCCAATTTTCTCACCAATCTCTGGCAGTTTAGCACCCAACCTAGCTGGAGCCGTTACTATGTTTTTTAGATATTCTAGTGCCATAAGCTTTCCTTATATTTAGAGTTTTTGTTATTAAATATTATTCTGGTTCGGGAACTGAAAATGAAACCTCAACTGACTCTTCGGGGATAGCCCCAAACGAAAATATAACGTCAATGAACACCCTGCCTAGAGTTGAAGCTGGTAGGGTTATTTGCTCAGACCCGCTTATTCCAAATTCATCAAAAGCGTCTATTTCCACTCCGTCTTCTATAGTTCGGTAAGAACCAATCGAGAAATTTTCCGGAGAAAAACCGGGTAAAGGTGGATCAATCTTAAACTCCCAATCAAATTGAAGGTCAAACTGAGTCACAGCCTGATAATATAGAAAGATTTGAATTTGGTCTCCTCCGCCCTCAGATGCTGTAAAAGAAATAGTGTCGCCCAGCTCTGCAACCCCTCCAGAATCATAAAAATAAATATCAGACTCGACATCATACCTCAACTTTTTAAATAAAACACCCCAGTTTTGGTCAGGCCAGTCAATGTTGGCAATATTTACAGGTCCAGAAAGGGCAGGGGGCTCGTTAGAGAAGTCCGTAATCTCATTCAAAGGAGTGACACTTGTTATGTCAAAATTTGTTTGAGCCCAAGGGCCATATCTTAGTATAGGCATTTTATGTAACCCCCTTTGTTAGAAATACGCGCTGACCGGCTACATTTTGACCGTTATCAATATCTACAATATCCAAAACTTCCTGTTGAAAGCCGTCGGGGATTCCACCGCCACCGCCACCGCCACCGCCACCGCCACCGCCACCGCCTTCTGGCTGAATAAACGTATCTATCTTAGTGTTAAACTCTATAGAAGTGTCAGACTCTCGAAGCCTAGTTTCTTTCTCCCTCTCGAATACTATAGGATCTAACTCTCGACCAAACTTAATCGAGTCGTTACGCCTTTGACTGTCTCTTTCAAATAAATCCATAATTAGTTTTTAAATTGGAACGGATGGTCCACCTGCTGGTATCGTTGCAATAACTTCTACCCACCTAAAATACTCAGTTCCATCTTCGTCTGAAAATGCAAATTCAGCTCTTGGCTCATTTATAACGTAAGTGTTTCCTTCTGGGTTTTCTGGGCCTCCAGCTAAGGATATGACGGCGGTGTTTCCGGCTGGAACAAATTCATTAAATGGGGCGGCGATGGAGCTAGAAGTAGACGTTAAAGTTAATAAAGAAGTTGGACCAACCCTATAGCCCCTAATCCCCTCAACTTTAGACCTTGGTTGATCCTCAACGTTGATCCATGTTGCATCTAATTGCGCCCAATTGCTAGGAGCCCACAGATCTTCTTGTAAAGCAGGTGGGGTTGTTCCCGTAAAATACTTTACAGTAACCGTTGCCGGTATAGGGGTTGTTATGGGAGGGCTTTGAGCGACCCCGCAAAACCTTGCAGTTATACCTGGAAATGAACCAGTTTTTACAAATGCAGAGGCAACTCCAGGGTATTGAAAGTCAAAGTATCCTTCATATTCTTGAGCTACCCCATCGGTAATGGGCTGGCCATCCAGCCTTTCTTTAACCGATGCAGTCCAAACATTGAAGCCCTCTACGTTATCCTTGACTACGCTTTCAACGGCTCCTCCAGAAATGCTAGGCTCATCATACCAAGTGGTAATTGACTTGGAAACTAAGCCGCCACTTTCAGTCCTAGTAGACTCTCGGATGACTCCAGGCTGTAACCAAACCTCCTTGATTAGGGTAAAGCCGCTCTCATTGTCATCCTTAGCCTGCTCAGAAACTGAAGCTAGATAGAGGGTTTCAGTCCCGTATCCCAGAGCTGTATGCTCAATGCTATCAACACCTACGTCCTTATTGTATTCAGTCCCCTCAATTGCAATCAGGGTTCTAGTCACCCTGCGGAGCCCGTTAAGGTCGTAATCTATCTTTTCCGACTCGGACTCCACGTATTGATCTGTAAGCTCCTCATACTCAAATGAGAGCTTTGGGGTAGGGTCTGGGGGGAAGTAAGTGACTTCATGCCTGACAAGCCTTTGATTGGGCCAAGTCTGACCCTCGTCTGGGATAGCTGGGTCGTCGCTAAATGGCGCTTCACTCAGAGTCCCGAACTCAGCAAGAAGATTATCTTTGTTCTCAAAATACCAGTCAGTGTTGTTGTCGGGAAGCTCGCAAATTACGCGCAGTCTGTGCCGTCCAGCGTAAAGCTTCTGGATCGTAGGGACTGAGTTCCAGATGATTAAACCATTTCTTCTATGCTCTGACATGTCGTATTAGTATATCTTATAGGTTCTAGGCTTGCTCCCAAGTTTCAACTCCGCCAGGACCGACGGTTCTTTTGTATAGCAACCCATCCGTTCCCTCTGTTATTTCCGCTTTTAAGCTATCTGGCGTTATGCCTAGTGATAGAGTTTCGTCGTCATTGTTTCTTATTGCTTCGGTTGTTGTTCCATTTTGACTTCTTAACAAAGGCCACCCGCCTGAAGGTCTAAGATCACTCTGAGTAACCACCGTAATAGGAACATCTGCAATTATGAGCCCTGGATTTAAATTCCCAACTAATGGAACCGTTCCGACTGTTGCCTCATTTGCCACTTGCCCGGAACTTGGAAAATTCTGATCATTTCTTGTTGCTGTGCCGCCTTTGTTTCTTAGCAATGGGACCGTATAAGCCAAATCTAACTCGCCCGTTGTGAAATTCCATGCGTATATTTTAGCTGTTCCTTCATAGGGTGAAGCTATAGCGATGCCACTATTGCCACCGTCTCCACTATCTCTTATAAAAATAGGTTGCGCCACAACTTGCGACATGGCCGATGTGGGCATTAGAGGCGTTGCTTCGGATCCTGCTCCATCTGCTCCGCTGTAAGCACTTACTAAACCTACGGCTTTAACCCTCGTAGCGCCATCCGGCTCATAATCTGAATCATTTGCCCCTGTGCCCGACGAGCCATCAAAGTCAACTGGCGACCCAGGCGAAACGACAAATGAACCTGTCGCACCGTCACGAACATAATAATTTACCAAAGTATTATCGAAAGGCGCTGATACATTACCAGAGCGAGGCCAAGTAATGCCGTCATTTGTCAATGGCATTATCAACCTACTGTCAGAATATCTACCAGAACCATCGTTATCCATTCTTGCGGCTATACAGGCCATTATTGGATTTGTAGCCTCCAAGATAAACTCTGTATTGCCATTGGTGAATAATCTTAAATAACTCCACGGCTCAACCTCGATGTTTTCTTGACCACCCACAACAACACCTGTGCCTCTTTTTAGTGTAACTGACGTTTTTAATGGGCCTGCTACAACATGAACCCAACCTTGATTTGCGTTGGCCGGAGGTAAGTTCTCAGACTGCCTAAATGCGAAAAAGAAAGTGCTTGTAAATGAAAGCCCATAACTTAATAGAGGCATTGGTGAAATATCGTTTCCAGACTCTTGCTCACAGAATCCATAAAAACCTTGGCTTGCTGTAATAATTGCGCCTAACCCTAAGCCTGTGAAGCATATTGTTTCACCGAAATTCATAAATTCCCTATACAGAACAACACCATTATTAAAATCAGCGCCATTTGCATAAACTTCAACTACATTTCCTTCTCCTAAGCTAGTCCCCTGGACTTTACCCGTATCTGTAAACCCAACAGCTAAAACGGTCTTGCCTGGCTGCCCCGCATTAGCTAACAATGCTTGCTCTAGCCCAAGTGTAGATCCAGCAGCAATTGAAAATACATCACCTTCGGTTACACTTCCGCCGCCGCCGCCACCGCCTGAGTGGTAAACAATTAAGTCAGTGAATGAGTTTATATTGAACGGATCGCCTGAACTAACTATTGAAACAGGGACGGTAAAAAATGAACCATTATCTACGGATGGTCCATTGATGTTGGCATTGATAAAAACATTATCATCTGAGCTTTGCTGCAAATATATGGCGTCACCTTCTTTGAGAAGCTCTAAGATATTACTTATACTTCTGTTTGGGTATGCAGTTGTGCTGAGGTAGATTTCAGTTACTAGCGCGGGGTCAGCATTGTTAGTCTGCAATGTGTTAGGAGTTGGCTCCTGTGGACTCGTGGCGGCTGCAAATATGTATCTAAGGTCTAAGCTCCCAGAGTCTGGAATCCCAGGGGGAACAAATATCTTACCATCTGTTCCGATGACTGCTATATTGTCTGCGTCTGTGCTTACCGCTGTTGGACCTTCTGGACCAATTGGACCTTGTGGACCTGTAGCGCCCGTGTCTCCCGTATCCCCCTTGTCGCCTTGAGGCCCCGCTGGACCCGTATCTCCCGCTGGACCTTGTGGCCCCGTAGCGCCATCTGCACCATCTTGACCGTCTGCGCCATCTGCACCTGCTGGACCAATTGGCCCCTGAGGACCCGTAGCTCCTGTGGCGCCTGTATCCCCCGTGTCACCTTTATCACCCTGTGGGCCTACTGGACCTTGGGAACCATCTGCACCGTCCGCACCTGCTGGCCCTTGTGGCCCTGTTGGGCCGATTGGACCTATGTTACCCGTGTCTCCAGTGTCTCCCTTTGGGCCCTGTGGACCTGCTGGACCTGTGTTACCTATTGGACCCTGTGGACCTGTTGCGCCGTCTGCACCGTCTGCTCCTGTTGGACCTGTGGGGCCGATTGGACCTTGAGGACCCGTATCACCTTGAGGCCCTTGTGGCCCAGGTGCGCCAGGTTGCCCTAGCTCGGAAATGATAACCTCTACAAGCTCATCAGACTCTGTAACCTCTACGACTACATTCTCATCGTTTTCAGTTATATTTACAATAACAGTTTCCATATTAGACAACAGTTACGTCTTGAATTACTTCTAAATAGCCCTCCAGATACGTCTTGGTTGCACCATCTAAAACCAGTTGAATGTCATAGTAGTGCTTGTTTACCTCGAAGCCAACCAAATCAAAAGGGTCGATCCTAAACTCTCCGTTTACAGCGTCAGTTATTGTTATGCCATTCCCGACAGATAAGGCTTTTGTTAGCTTCCCGGTCTTCCTCGGATACCTAAAATCTATAAAAATACCAGCACCTGTTAGGTCTACGGGCACTCCGTCCTTAATGTATTGAAACTGAACACCGTTATAAGTGTCACCTTTTACCTTACCTAAGATGTTGTATTGCTGCATAGCTTTAGAATTTTGATTGACTTGGGCCTGTGACGTATCGAGTAAATGCGAAGAAGAAAGGGCTCAATAGTGGGAGGAGAATACCACCGAGCGTAAGTTGATATACGCTTGTTTTAGTTCCTTCAGTAAGGGAGAATCCGAGTAGGCTGAACCACTTGTATGCGTCGGGCGACGCAGGGAAGCTCCAGATTGGGATGTCTGCCCCAAGCACGGAGCATCCGACGACGAAACAATAGGCGAGTGTGAGCAGCCACATAACACGAAACTGATACAGGCGAGTAGGTATTTGAACGTATTTGTAAGATTCATAAGTAAACCCCCATAGTTGAATTTTATTAAGCTTTGGGTCGTCCGACCTCGTGTTGGACTCATAGTAGTCTTTTATATTCCCCTGAGCTGCTAAGATAGCGTCTCGCTCTCTGTCATTGTCTAGCTTTTTTAACTCTACAGAATTGGCAGACCGAGACTCCATTAGTCCCGTCACGCCACCAGCCAGGGCGGTAAGTAGTGGTAAAAGTAGCTGTATCATCTGTTCTTTAAATCCTCCACTAAAGCTTCCTCATCCTCCGCATACAATACGTTGGACTTAACTGCTAAACTATTGCCGCTTTTTGTATCAATAACCTGAATGAAACCGTTGTTTGTAACATAGCCATGTAAAACAAAGTGAGGTTCTGGCAGCCTATTTGTTTTAGAGGCGCAGCCAGATAACAAAATCATTGATATTAGCGGCAATAGTTTCATATTATTCAGCAGAAGATTCTAACGTCTCCATTGCTTTTATGAGAGCTGCGTTTTGTGTTAATAGCGTCTTCACGTCTCCTCTCATCTCAAGCGCGAATTGCTCTGACATCTTGACTCTTTCTTCAAGCACGGAAATGGCAGACCGATTCAAGACAGTTGTAGCAGACCAAACACCCACCATTGGGATGATTATGGACACCGCAACTATCTTTATCCATTCTTCCTTCATTTCTTTTTCACATAAGTGGTTTTACGTTTAACCGGAATAGTCTTTTTCTTTACCATGACCGTTTTCTTTTTTAACGGAAAAGACTTCTTTGATACAGGAGTTGTCTTTTTAGAGACAGGTTTTTTGCTTGTTTTGTATTTCATTTTCATAGGTTAAAGAGGTTCTGGAGTGTTGTCTTCTTCAGAGATAAGAATGTCTCGCGTTTGCTTTACAGATTTTACGCAAGCTTCGTAAGCTATTGGTTTGGCGTCAGCTAGAGATTTGATCCACATATGAAAATCTCCACCTACCGATCCGTAAGGCAATACAAAGTCTGTGGCGCTATCTTTGTCTGATCTAATTAGATTTACTCCGTCGTCGATGACTGGTATGCAACTGCCAGCTAGAAGACCCAAGGTTTCACACCCTTCCGATAAAGACCAAGGCATAGAGATTTCCACCTCTCCAGCCTCTTCGTCAGCTTCCTGGATTACCTGTTCGTCAGGCCAGCCATGAACGTTTGCCACCCAAGCTGGAAGCGATAAGTCCTCAAAGGTTTCTCTGGAGTAAATGATATAAATATTAGCCATGTTAATATAAGTATTTTTTATTATTAGTTTGTCAATTACTACAGAGATTGCACTTCCTCGTCGGTTAAGTAGCGATTGTAGAACTTAATAGATGATGTAGGTCTTGAGCTTAAATTGATGACATCTCCCTCTTCTCCGTTAGCGCAAATAAAAAAGGGGATATTACTTACATGTAAAGATGAAGGAAATGCTCCAACTGTGTCTTGGCTGACAAGTTCAACTCCATCGCGTTCCACTTTCAAGATACCGCTTGGCCCATCATACCGAACAACCCATAAGCTGTCTGCGTCAATGGTTTGAAAATCTTGCCTGTGAACAGCTGTTCCATTAGAAGAAAGTGCAATCCTTATTTCATTATCATCAGGATTACTGCCGCTTCTTGTAAACAGAAACGAACGCTCACCAGAACTCGGCCCCCACTTGCCTAGCATTGCTTCACTTTCGCTAACGGCAGGCCCGTGGAAATTGCCCTTAAACACCCATGTTGCTTCAGTTGTAACGTCAAGTGAATTGCTGTCAGGAATTAAAGCATAGCCTACATCATCCGCGTTGAACGTGTTGCTAGTCCTTGGTTTTTCAATTGGATTGCCTAGCGCGTCTAGGTTGCCTGTGAGCGCCTTGGGGACTAAGACGTTTTCAAAGGTTCCTGACTCTGTGCCTGTTAGCTGAACACCATCAAGGAACACTCGGTTAATACCCTCGAAATAACTGTTTGAAACGGTGGGCGCGCTGCCGATGAAAGAGTTTCTTCCTTGATAGATAGAAATGTTTCTTGTGTCTGATCCTACATCAACCCCATTTACACGTAATGTAAAAGTGTCTCCTGATCGCTCAACTTCCCAATTAAAAGGCTGGGTTAAATCTACCCCCGATGATTCAATTTCGACGTTTCCTAAAGATGAACCGATAAACAGCCCAAGATTACCATCTCTAGCGATTACTAGAAATCTTCCTTCGCTCGGAGGATCAAAGTATTGTGAGAATAACGCGTCAAAAGTGGAGCCATCATAAAAAGTTTGAGATATACCACTAAGCACAAAATCTCCATTTGCTGGAATTAAAGGAGCGCCGCAATCAATCTGTGTATCTACCCCATTGAAATACAGATACTGATTAAAGTCTAGCCCTAGCACTTGAGGTGGGGTAAGCCCTCCAATATCGCCTGCCTCTTGGATAACCTCTAAGCCTCCTACATGACGACCAATTCGACCATTTAGCGAAATCACGGGCTTACCGTTAAGTCCGTTTACGTCTACGTCTGCATGATTGTTAAAGTTGATGACATCTAAGACGTTACCAGAAAAATCCTCTAGGGTAGCTCGCGCTATGTCCCCAGCAAAGAAACCAAAAATAGAAGAACCTAACCGTAGCTCGCCAGCTAGAGGCGCATTGCCTCCTGAAGTAACCTCAAGCTCTAGTTCAACTTCTTGCCATACGCCTCCAGTGAATGGAGGAGTTTGTGTTACGTTAAGTAATACGCCGGGGGGCTCCGTTTGAACGCCTAGAATTTGACCTGCATCTGCCCTAGCCAAAACCTTAATCTTCCTGACAGGTGTTCCCATCGCTGGTAGCACTATGTATTCGCCTACCCCATCAAGCCTAGTTGCTCTGCCGCTATACAGGATAGCATCATTGCCCTCTCCGCTAAGGTCGGGGGCAAAATCAGAACTTCCGTCAAAGTTTCCACCGTTGAAAACTAGACCGTTGGTGGGAAATCCCCCACCGCCAGCAACAAAGGTGTAGTTCTTTAAACCGAGGGGTAAACCTAGACCAATCATACTTTGCCTGCGCCGTATCTGTTGTATGCAATTGCAACACCACTGGTAAGGGTGATGCTATCAAATCTGGCTGGAATGTAGTCTCCGGCTGAAAGTGTTACGCCTACTAAGTCGTCACCGTTTACTAGGCTGGTAGTCCAAGAAGCAATGACACTTTCCGTGACAATCTTTAGCCCACCGAATTGTCCGTCAACTTGGCTAGTTGTGAGAACTGTTCCGCCCCCTTGCCCATGATCTAGGGCATTGTTGTATCTTGATTCGCTCATAATTAGTATAATGTGTTGTCTTCTTTTAAGTGTGTTTGGGTTCTTATAGCTACATTTGAGATTGTTCGCTCGTAGTCTGCCGTTTGCCCAACCGATTCAAATGCAGATTGCAATTGACGATCTGTTACAACCCCATACAAAGCATTGGGATTGGACTGACGCTGAGATAACTGCAAGTCTCTGACCGCGTATAGAACCATGTAGTTGAACATTTCTTCTGGAATGTCCAAGTCTACGCCCTCTCCATACTCTACATTCAACGGCTTTTGATACGTGCAGTATGCAATATCTGGAGCATTCTTAGTATTAAGCGGGTAGAAGCCGCCTTGGGAATAAAATTCAATTGGGTCGCTAGTCCTGTCTTGATAGATGTTGCACCTATCTACATGAAGCATTGTCCCAATCTCAGAGAGTTGTTGGACTATAGGGCCTGGCTCTTCTGCCGGGAGTCCACCTAAGCTTTGAACTTCCCATGTCGATTCAGATGGGCTTGCGGTATCAAAAGAAGAGTTGTAAAGGACAAACTCTTCGTCATACAGAACAGTTCCAATTAACCACTTTAATACATTGTTGCTGTAATATAGGTAATACTTAACCGTATCACCTTCTTTTAATAATCCAACGTAATTAAATCCAGTTCCACCGCTTGGGTCTTGAACGTAAAGTCCATTAACGTCCTGCGTCCCAGCCCCGTAAACGTAAAATGAGTTTTCTTCTGATTCTATTTGCCCTCTTAGAACCGTTCTTGGCTCTGAAACAACTAAGAATCTGCTCATCCATTTGTAGTATTCGTGAAGCTCAAGGGCAGCTTGGTTAATCGAATACCGAACACGATCAAGGTAGGTAGACTTTTCTACATCTTGTCCAAACTTGCCGCTGATTGTCTTTAGCAGCCTATCCCATGTCCGTGTTCTTAAACTCATGTTTTGAAAAATGCTTTATCTGGGGCAGCCAAGAATTGGTCTTGACCAGTATATTTTTGGTAGCAGCACATAAAGTCCCAGTCGTTCTCAAACCCAGGATACTGAGACTGTAACCAGCGCCACTCTCGGCCAGAGAATCGACCGATCTCGGTTCCGTATGCTGGCTTTAATTTGCTATCTTTGTAAGCGTTCTCAGTGACTCGCTCACGCATTTTGGAAACCTCTCTTTTAGCCTTCTCGAAAGCTATAGGCCACCAAGCTTCTACCTGACGGTCTGCTTGCTCGCGAGTTAGTCCCATTGATTCCGCTACTTCTGTAGCGTTTAGGTCTGCAATATTTTGAGTAGATATATCCATAATAAAAAGGCTGGGTGGAAGCTACGCCACCCAGCCATGTTAATTATTAACCGAATCGGCCAAGATCGAGGACTCGCGCCCCCACTGTGACTTCACCTGCGGTTAGATTTGCAATGTTAGCATCTGTAATTGTAAGGATTACGTCAACTGGATCTGCCCCTGCGGCAACAATGCTCACAGCTTCAGATGTTCCAGCAGTCGTAAACAAACCACCAGTGTTAAACAATGGGGCAGTTTGAGCGCCAACGTCAAAGGCTGCAATTAGCCCATCCGCTGTTCCATCTACCCCCACCTCTGCAAACAATGTGGAAGAACCTACAATTTCTTCAGTCTTTGCGACTCCGACAAGTTCTACCGCACCATTAGCTGGGATAGTAGCAATTACAATTTCTCCGCCGTCTCCAGCGTTGATGAGATCTTGGTAGCCAATTTTTACCAAATTGGTAAAACTAGCGTCTTTTTCGATTCCTGTTAGTTTGGACATATTTATTTATTATTACGATGTGGAAGCCCAGAAACCGTGTGCGCGAGGGTTCTTAACAACAGGAGTGAACCAGCGAGAGATAGCAGAACTCTTACCTGCTCCGTTATTAGGGAGCGATAGGTTTTCGAGTGGGCCATACTCTGCAATGCAGGCGTAGTCCGTGTTGATGAAGTAAGCCTCATCCTTGTTCACAGTGTCATTCAAGCACTTAGAGTTAAGGTCAACAACCTTGATCATTCCATGCTGGCCTTGGTAGACGCGGATTTGGAAGTCTAGTTCATTGTCTTCACCATTAAGGTTAACGGTCGTGCGATACTGTTCGCTCGAAGAGCTTAGGTTCATCGTAGCGCCATTGAAGTCCTGCATCCATCCAGAAGCGCCAAAGACTGTGACATTTGCCATCTCTCCGGACTCATCAAAGATGCTGCGAAGGATGTCATCTACACCGTCTTGTGTTACAGCAGTTGCATCCTTTCGGCTGCCTGCTGGAACTTGGTAGTTGGCTCCGAAGATGTCGGAACTGCCAGATAACGTCTTAGCAAGACCTTCTGCGATTGGACGTGGACCGCTGCCGTTTAGAGTGTTATCCGAAAGGATAGCTTTCTCGGTGTCACGGTTAAGATTCTTCAGAGACTTCTCAACAGCATTGATGAAGTTGACTCCGCCTGCTGCATCTGCCCGCTCCTGCTCAGTTGTAACAGCAGGGACTCGACGCTCTTTCTGAATGTAGTTACCCACACGCTCTTGACCTTCAAAAGCGTCTTCCTTGACGGTAGCATCACTTCCGAAATCAACACCGTCTGCGCGAGGAGTATCTAGCTCGTCAACGGTCCATTCGTGGAAGTAGTTAGTAGCTCGCACTTTGTCGAGCATTGCGTAAACAGGGGTAATCGTAGTATCAATGATGTAAGCCCCACGAGTGAGGTCTTCAGCATTGGAAACTGCGCTTCCTGGATTAGTAGTATCAAATACGTTTGATTGTGCCATTTTATTTAATTATATTAGTTTTTCTAGTTAGATCGCGCTGGCGATTAGGTTACGCACATCGTTTTTTGTTGCCTTTCCAGAATTGATATTAGACATCGCTTGATTTCGCATCTTTAGCTTTGTGTTATTCGTCTTACGCTGAGTAGTTGCCCCAGAACTCTTAGTGCCTAGCGCAGCGGGTGCGCGTCTCTTGAGTGAGATATTTGGGGCTTCCTTAGTCTTCATCGAGTTTACAGCGTGAGCTGTAATGCGCTTCAACTTGGCTGCCTCTTTGGGAAACACTTGGGCAATGAGGTCGATGTTTAGATCGTCCACCTTGCTCTTATATTCACCGTAGAGTTCGCTTTCGTCGTCGTTAAACCAAGACAGTTCTTTTTTGGCTTTGTCTATCTCTTTCTGCTGAATGCCATTTACTCCACTTAGTTCTTTTAGATTTTGTCTTTGGAGTGGAATTGCCTTCTGCTGTTCAAGGTAGGTTTGTAGCCATTTTCCGATTGTTTCCCGATCGAAGTCTTTTCCGTCTAGCTCGTAGTATTCGTCTCCGCTACTCAAAAATCTCATAGCTTCCTTAATACTTTGCTCATTAGCCTCCTCAATCTTATCAAGCTCTTTTTCGTCTGTGACTTTAGAGTAGATATTAGTGCTGGGGGATAAGTTTTCCGTAGCTTTACCTAGCTGCTTCTTTAGGGATTCAATCTCTGCCTCAGAGTCTCGATACTTATTGCGCCACTTAGCAATGTCCTTCCCAGCTCCACTATTGGAACCTTCAAAGAAGGATGATGCTTTTTCGCCTAAATGCTCGGAAAACCATTTCCCTAGCTCTTTAGCCGTGTCGTCAGTAAGCGAGTCGTAATCAAACTGTGAAAGAACATCTATTACATTGTCACCGCCTCCTTCAGGTTCTGAAGACTCTTCGCCCTGATCGGGCTCCGATTCCTGACTTTCGCCAGTATCTTCTTGAACTTCAGTCGCTTCGCCCGCTACGGGGTCTTCAGCTTCCGCAGTTTCTTCTGCAATTTGACTCTCAGATCCTAGCCCCCGTTTTATAAGGTCCATTGGACTGACTGTCTGCTCCGAATCTTGTATTCCGCTTTCGGAGTTAGCGGTCAATGTGTCGTTTATCATAATCACCAAATATCGGTTGGAGTTCCGTTATTTGGAGTATAACACAAGTTATACAACGAGCTTTACTGAGAAGCAGTTACGCTTTTTAGCTGGGAGTAAATGTCCTGGTAGGCCAGCATTTTACCCATGATCTGCCAGTAGTCCCTCGGATCTCTTGAGGTTCCGTAGTTGAACTCGCTAAGTGCTGAAAACTCTTGCTCTCGCATATCCTTAAAACCTTCTAGGAACACTTCCCAGTCTGGGTTTTGCCTAGATAGGTTTTCGGTTGCTTCTTCGAGTGTTGGCTTTTCCATTATTGGTTAACTCCTTGTAGTTCAGCGGCTTCCGTTCCTAGACGGCCCCTTACCACGTTCTTTTGTTGCTCAATTTGCATCTGATATTGACCTATATATAGCTCCATATTTTGGGCATACTCTGGGTCAACCTGCAACCTAGTCTGTGTAGATTGCTTAGGTAGATAGCTTGTATTGATGTATTCAAGTGCAATTGCCGCACCCTCGTCACGCGCTCCAACCTGTTGGCCAGACCAGATAGCTGCTAAGTCTTCCGATACTCCCTTGAGAATCTCAGATTCAACCTCTCCTGGGTTTCTAACAAACCTAGAAGCAAACTGAGGAACAAGGAGGTAAGCAGTGATGCTATCAATCTCACGGTTGTTATAGCTACCGTCAGTGTTGCCAGCTTTGAGCTGAACAAGGGCCTGGATGGTTTGCTGAACGTAGTCGGGATTGCTGAGACGAGTGTCGAACACAATCTTGAAATCTAGCTCATCTTGGCTAGTGGACTTAGAAATTGTCTGAGCGTTAGCACTGTTGGTTACGCGGAAGAATATATCTTCACCATCGTAGAGCTTCTGGAAGTTCTTATAGCATAAGCGGCCAACTTCGGAAACGTGTAATAACCAACGGTTTATGAAATGCTGCTGCAATGCGAGGGAAGACGGATCGCCATCGTTTAGGCCAGTAATGTAGTCGGCCTCCTCATTCAAGAATCGCTCAAGGTCTACGCCCTCTCTGCGAGTATTAGGAATATCTAAGGTTTGATATGAGTTCTCTTCTCCTCGACGAACTGGGTATTTAGCCCCAGAGCCCCAGACGGGTGGTGGGCGGCCAGATGGGTGAGTGCGTGGCGGATTTACAGCCAATGAGAACTGGTCAATGGTCGTGTCACGAGCTACCTTAGACATGCGCTGATTTCCCCGTAGGCGCTCAGGTAACGCCCTCACATCATAGATGCGCTTAGTATCTCGCATATACGGCGTAAGTGACAATGGAAACTCGGAGAGTCCATTCATCAAGTCATACACAGCGTAGTATTGCTCAAATCGCTTAGTAGCTACCTGCTTAGGGCTCCAAATACAGCGGTAGATCCCCACTGCCCCAGAGTCTTCATCCACTAGCTTAATGTAGCTCTCTACAACTTCCGCTAGGTCTGGGGCGTCTTTAGAGTTTATGTCTAATGAATGGGCTCGCCGGTTTGAGGCGTATGAGTTACGGTCTGAGTAGTCTCCGTCAATCTCTCTTTGGGTGACGCCCATGTGGTTTTCTACCATGTCCTCTGCCCAATCTTCATTCCAGTCTTGAGACTGAACGTTAGCCAAGATTTCGGCAGATGTGAGGAAGTGTCGAACGTGGAAGCGGTTTAAATCCTTACACGACATCGCATAAGGAGGTAAAATAATGTCAGCTCCAGGGTCTTTGCCCTGAATGATTGGGTGATCTATGTCGCCCTTAGCTACTGGGAGGTCTGCAAATCCCTCCTCTCTTAGCTGCTTTAGCGCCTTCTTAGCAATAGTCTCATCTACGAAGTCAAACTCGTTTTGAAGCTGGAGAATAATCGCTTCTTCATTTGCCTCGTCAGACAGAAATTCAGCTAAGACAATACCATCTGGACCATCAAGAGCTATTTCTTCTAGGTCGAAGCGTTCAATCTGTGTGCGACGTTCCTTTTTCCAGCCGCAAAAAGTTGCTGCGACACCCTTCTCAACAAAGTTATGGGCAGATAGTTCCAGCTCTTCGTAGGCGTCTGGAATCCAGCAGTCCATCATCCATCGCAAAAAGTCGCCCTGAGATGCAGCATTTTCCGTATCGTCGGAAGATACCGGTAAAGCATTCCAATTCCCTTGGTGAACAGCGTTCATCATTAGGGCTACGAGTCGATCTTTTCTTGGCTCAATGACTGGAACCTCTACGTCTGAAGCTCCGCGCCAAGGCTTGGCATCTACTGCATTCTTTCTCTGATTTCGAGACTTACCTGGCCACTGGCAACGAACTTGGTCGAAGTTGTCGCCCATAACGTCCCAAGTAGACGAGTTATCATTGGTATCTCGGTGATACGCTTCTGATATAGACTGAAGGTTGGGCGTATCCTCGGCGTATGTTAGGCCCTTGATGTAATCATCCATTGTCAGAGATTATACCAGCCGATATACAACGAGCTTTTTTATAGTATTCATTGAGCCTCGTATTGACGCTATATTTGGAAGAATGGCCGCACCTGTTGGCTATTTCGTAGGCTGACATCGGCTCGCTATCGCCGAACAACCTAGAGATAAACCACTCATGCGCAGTCCAAGCTTCGATGGATTTAGATGTTTTTAATTTGTCTCGACATAGCCGACCAAGTTTTTGCTGATAGTCCTGCGTGTCTGTAGTATCTTTCTCCTTCATAATCAATATACTCCCATTTTAGCTTCTTTTCTAACATTTCTGTGCAATCCGTCCCAAGGGGTATAAAAGCTCTGACTAATGAGCCATCCTCTAGGCGAACGCCAACTTGCCGGCTGCCTCGCTGGGCAAACTTGACTTTACCCATACAGAACTTAGGTCCAATGTCTTCGACATTCTCTCCAAACTCAGACCGAACCATGTCAGCCTCTGCCTCTGAAAGCTCGCCCTTTGGCAGGCCAAGCCTTGCTCTAACTCGCCCAACCTGCATTGCGGTTACGCCCAACTCTTCTGCTAGTTCTTTTGGTCTCATAATATTAGTATCCCCACGTCTCCCCAGATGACTCAAATGCGTCTGGCTCATAGTGTTCTGGCCCCTCTCCAGCTCCCACCAGTCTAAAGTAGCGGAGGCAATCTAAGGGGTCTTTAAGTGCTTCATCGAACTTACCCTTGCGCCCATAGGTTAGGATAGATTCTATTAGGTTTCCACAGGACTTGTGGATATAGATTTGAGGTTTATTAGCTGCGTCTGGCTCTATACCGTCGTTCCAGTCAAACCATTCGTCTAAGGCTCGTATGCCTATCTCTTCGGTTCTACCGTCCGAGGGCACAAAATCGCACCCTTGATCTGCAAACTCCTCGAAGAGATCGCTAACTGTCTCCCCCTGTCTATGCTTATGGGCAAAAAACCTAGAGTCTCCTACGCGCTCAAATGGCTCAATACCAAGCTCTTTCTCAATCTCAGCGTATAGCTCGATGTATCCTTTGATTCCAAGCTGTATCTTCTTTGTAGCGGGCCCAGGTTTCCACCTAGGATCTCCGAATACTGCCCACTCCCCATACATGTCGCGGTCTGGCCACTCTCTACGGATGTAAACATTGCGCTGTTTGTCACAAGCGCCCCAAAGCATGAAGTCATTTCGGTTATCAGCAGGGTCTACGATATGCCAAGTTGTGAACTTCTTGCGGTCTGAAATGTCTGGGAACTTCATACCTATACAGTTCGGCTCGTCCTCACTCATTACATTGAGGTCTAAATTGAACTTAGGGAACAAAGATGTCATCACATCTCCAGGAATGCCATGAAAGCGCACTAGACGCTCCTTCAAACTCTTGTGGCCGTGAAGGACAATCATGTTCTCCTCCCCAGCCCAGGGGTTGTGCCTAGATGGGAAAAAGACCATACCTACCCCAGCTTTTGGGTGCTTGTCGCTGTTTCGCTTCTCCCTTACCCACTCAACCTCTTTAGGTTCGCCGGAAGAGTGATCGAATACGTCTGGGTTTGTGGCGATCTTCTCAGTGATTCTACTGCCCTTGATCTTATCTGCTACGAAGGGAGTCATGTGATCAATAGGGGTAAATCCATTAAACACAAAGGCTCCACGTCTAGGAAGGCGGTATGTAATCGTATTATACATATCCCCATTCTCCAGATACTCGTCAAATGTGGCCCCAATATTCAGCTTACCTCTCCACTCTGGGATAGTCAGGTCCATGCCCCCATAGCTGAATTTTTGCTCTGGAATGAATATGTCTCCTGGCTGGCGACTACCATACTCATAACCCTCGAACTTAGCTCGATTACTCTCGAACTGAGAATAGGTTCCAAAGTGCAACTCTCTGAACTCCGTTCCATCCTCAAAGTCAAAGAATGCCCTAGAATCCGTGAAACCATTGGCTGGGCTATACTTGAAGTAGCCGCCATTTTGAGTCTTATGCTGACTGCCAAACATAGCTGACAGATATTTGTAAACCTCTGGTTGTATGATATTTACAGATGCCTTGTCGTCCTGAGCGAACATCCATATCTTAGCACCAGGGTTATGCTTAATAGCTAGGGCAACTAGCCATGCCATAATTCGCGTCTTTGAACTGCCGTTCCCACCAAAGGCGAAAACCTCCATCCACTTGTCCGCCATATCAAGCACACGACGCCAAGAAGGAAAGATAAATCCATGGTTCAGAGGGTCAGAGACAGATAGCTCAACTCTTTGATTATGAAGGTTTAACAGCTTTTTGAACGCTTCCCTGTCATTCTCCAGTAACCATATCTGCTCTTCCTCGCTCGGAGCAGGAACCAGTGGGTGTTGGGCAAAGTTAATCATCTACCACCTCAGCGTCAATTATCAACTCCTTGCGCTTACGCCTAAGACTATCTAAATAGTCTTCGTAATCCTCCTCTGCTGGACCCTCGGTCTTAATGATCTTATCAGCCTCTCCGTGATACCTATTCACCCTCTGCTGTATAATACCACTAGCCGCTGACAGCTCCTTCAGCGACTTAGCATCCTTCTCATCAAATTTACCCTCAGTCTCCAGAATCCTGTTCAACTTGTCGATCTTAGCCTGGTCAAGCATGTCAACCACAATCTCACCCCTAGTCGCTTGATACTTCCTAAACTCCTCGAGTGATCCAGCAAGTTCACGAATCACTTTATGTATCGTATGGTGACTCGTAGAAACCTCTTTACATATCTTCTGGTGCGTCCAAGTAGCTGGGTCTGCTAAACAGGTCGCAATTTTGCGCCACTTATCAGGCTTTCTTATACATAAAGCACGTTTATCGGCTCTCTCTTGAGCTTGTAGTAATTGATTATTTACAGTCTCTTCGATTGATTTAGATAACTCATTCATTAGCAATTCTAATATTACATGGTATGTTATTAGGTCTGTCAATACTTTACTTATTAAAAGTAGTATGTTAGTATCTGCTTATTAAAAGTAGTCCTATAAGCGTCACTTAACACTTCTTAGTTTCCATAAATAAGGTTGACCTTGGGACAGAAGTTGCACCGCGGGAGGCCATGGGGATGCTATTTTTTTGAAGCGGTGTTTATGTATACCTACACAGACAGCCCTACCGGTTCCAGACCCCCGCCCCCCGGTGTTACTTACCTACAGACACCTACTAACAGTTCTCCTACTAGTAGCTCTCCTAATATGCGACATGCCTTTCGTGTTATGCTAAGCGTATCCGTTTGAAAAACCAATCGACGCGCGCGCACGGTATGCTTTTCTTTTCCGTCCAGGTGGTATGGATACCCTTTGGTATGGATACTGTAGTATGGATACTGTCGTATGGATACCCTTTGGTATGGATGCCTTTGGTATGGATACCGTGTAAGGGAAACTACGCGGCAGAAATCATCCATCACCTT